CCCTTCGCGGGGCGCACACTCTCTTCGGGATTTCCCGAGCCTTACCCCCCAATCCAAGGGGGTTCTTTCGAATCCACAATAGGAGCATACTGTGCGTGCGGTAAACGATTATTATGCGGGTAAATACAGCCAAACCCGCAAGGGAGTGGCCTATGATGGGACACCATATAATTATGGCACCGTCATTAAATTTGACTCGCATAACTTCTCGAATATCGTCACACCCGGTAGTATTGTGCAGGGTAACCGCAAGTCTCCAAATGCGTGGAAATACGACGTTCTGTTTTTCGACTACCCTCGTGGTAGCTGTCTAACTAGAACTGAGTATACACGCCAATGGGACTTGACAATCAATGAAGGTCAAATTGGATTTTATGACTATAAGAGTCAGGATCCTTTCTTCACTGATTTGGTGTTTCCAAACGATCTTTATAACCTTTGTCTAAGCCGTTTCAACGACCTAGCCAGAGGCACTTTAGATCTTGCCGTAGACCTGGCGGAAGCCGGGCAAACCGTGAAGATGGCGAAAGTCATCACACGATTTCGTGCATTTGCCTCGCGTCGCTTTATCATTAACGTTTCACGTCTTCTCCATAAGTCTAATAGACGTATGGCTAGGCGTGTCGTTCGTGGAATGGCAAACGCTAGGCTTGAGTACGAATACGGTTGGAAACCTCTCATGAGTTCTCTTTATGGTTGCATAGATGAGTCTATACGACACACTATGTCAACTTTGGAGAATTTCCACGCACGGTCTAGTCGACCTATAGGCTCTAAACCTTCATTGGTTAGTGTCTATTCGGCGAATATACCTGGCGTTGCGGAAAGACATGGGAGATACCTGTGTGAGATTAAGTGCCAACTTCGTACTAAGGCATTTGATCTGTCCAGATGGACGAGTCTTAATCCAGCTTCGCTGGCCTATGAACTCACGCCGTATAGCTTTGTTCTCGATTGGGTGATCAACGTAGGTGGTTATCTACGTGATCTCGAGACATCGCTTATGTATGCCAATAGTTTTGTGAGCGGTTATGTGACAACCGGCTACGCGTGTGACGCCACGTTTTCATCGAGTTTGACCTCGGTGTCCACGGGCTACCCGCGTGTGACGGTAGTCGCTAACGCTTCTTGTTCTGGTAGGAAAATATCCCTTACCCGTTCAATACTAGGTGCATACCCGGCTCCCAGATTACCTAGCTTTAAGGTAGATTTGGGTGCAGATCGCCTTTTGAACTTAGCGGCTCTACTAGCGCAAAAGCTCTGAGGTACTACTACCACCAATGGAGTCCATTATGTATATAACCGACGAGGCATCCCTAGCCCTACTTATTGTAGGCCTAGCGACTGTCTGTGTCGTGTTAATTACACTTTTGATCTCTAACAGACCAAAGGACCATTAACATGGCAACCGCAGTAGCTATCGTACTAGCTGACGCACTGGCAACACCAGTGAATCATACTTTCAACCCAGTTGGTCTTGATCCGAAGGGCGTGTTCTGGTTTGTTGACCAGAGCCAGTCGAACACTATCGGTTACTGGAGGATTTCTGTTGAAATTCTTCAGCCCGGTATTGCTCAGCCCGGTGAATCAAGCGCGCGCAGGGTTATCCGCGTAAAAGTCGGTTTGCATGAGCCTGTGCTCGAGACTGTGAGTAATTCCACAATTTCTGGCATTGCCCCTGCACCGACCGTTGCGTATATCCCACGAGCTTTTACAGAGTTCGTCATGCCAGAGCGTTCAGCTCTGATTGACCGACAACACCTGCGAAAGATGCACGCGAACCTGCTTGCTAACGCTAACATTGTTAGCGTTGTCGAGTCTCTTAACTTTCTTAGTTAAGAGGTACACGACATGTCTACACGTACTAGTGATAGTATTGAGATCTCAGTGATGAGAACTCTGTGTAAACGTTTCAAGACAGGCTATGCCAAGGGTCTGGACCTTTCCTCTAAGTCTGGTATTTTATCGTACCTTTCTTCGAGTATAGATCCGAACTCTTACACAGATCCCTCCCTTTTCTCAAAAGATTGCCTGCTGAACTCCTTTCTGCGAAAGTGGAAAGGCTGGGACGTTGGTATCGACTGCGACAAGGCAGGGTACGACAGTTGGATAACTGCCGAACGTCTGGACTTTGTCACCAACAACCGCCTAGCTAATACCTCACTCTTCCCCTTTGGGGCGCTGTGTCTTATTTCTAAGATACAGCGTAAAATAGAGAGAGTTATCGGCATGTCACCGGTGTTTGACGAGTTAGACTCACTGTGTAAATGGGGGCCAGGTGCTACTTGTGATATACATCACGGTAGCACCGACGCCGCATACAAAATGTCATACTCTATTACCGTTACAGCCGATGCTGCGAAGCACATGGCCCGCGTCATTGATGACGTTTGGCTTAGTGCCTTGCAGGGTAGTCCCTTTACTATAGTACGGGGTAATCGCGTTGTAATGGTGCCTAAGAACTCCAAGACTCATCGCGTAATAGCCGCCGAGCCTACTGGGAATAGTTTTCTCCAGCAGGGTGTAGGTAGGTATTTTCGCAAATGTCTCAAGGGGTTCGGTGTCAATCTGGATGATCAATCGATCAACCAGAGACTAGCCTTTTCTTGTCTTGTAGATAACAACTCTACTTTGGACTTGAGCTCGGCTAGTGACACCTTGTGCCGAAACCTCGTTCACCTACTCCTTCCACCTGCTTGGGCATCCTATCTGGAGGAAATCCGCAGTCCACTCTCCTATTTTAAAGGGAAGTGGTATCATCTGCAGAAATTCTCTTCAATGGGAAATGCCTTCACATTTGAGTTGGAGACGTTAATTTTCTGGGCTATTTGCTCAGTTGTTAACGAGGGGCGAGGACCTGTATCCGCATACGGCGACGACCTTATTGTACCTCAGAGCGGTTATCGGGAAACCGTAGCCGCCCTGAATTACTTTGGTTTCGTCGTAAACGAAGAGAAGTCTTTTCATGCTGGTTTATTCTTTGAGAGCTGTGGTAAGTACTACCATAGCCTTGAGGATGTCACCCCTGCCTTTCAGAAGGAAGTTGTTGGAAAGCAACTTTCCGAACTGATTCGCATGCATAATAGACTTTACAGGTGGGGCGTCCGTACGAAGCAGCTACATCTCGTAAGGGATGCGCTGACTCTTATTGTTAACTTTACGAGTACTATGCATCCTAAGTTAAAGCGCCTACCGCGGATTCCTTTAAATGAGGAGGACAGTGGTTTTATTACTGTACCCTCTGATTTAATCGTAAACCGCAATGGTGACTTTATCTGTTGGACTCTTCAGGAATATAGTGTGCTTTTGCACATGATAGTACCTAGAGAGATTCTTGCATTTTACGCGTATAAGTTACGACGCCCTCAACATTCTAACGACTCCCCGGATGGGGCAGCCGCTTTGAATGTTGAGCACAGGACACGGCTTACAAAGCGTGTCGTATGGGCCAGCAGTACGACTTTGCTGGATAGTGGGACTGCCTAGGTATAAGGCAGTGGTTGGAGGTTTCTACCTCCGTAATTGGG